TGGCAGCAACGAATGGGCGGATCACGCCGACAAGTGGCTCAAGACGAAGGGCTACGCGAAGACGTTTGAGACCGCCACCAAGGGCATCAAGGAGCTAGTCGCCGCTGACGTCATCGAGGCCAGCGGGCACGGCGTGATCGTCAAGCGCAACAAGGCCGGTAATCTTTCAATCTCGGAGAGCAAGTAATGCGGACAAGCGAACAGACTGACATCATCGACACACAAATGGCGATTGGGCAGGGAGAGCTGCAAAACCCGGTCAACGCCGCCAAAAACTCTCATTTTGGAAACAGCTACACGACGCTCGGCGACGGGCTGAATGTTGTTCGCCCGGTGCTGTCGAAGGCCGGCATCAGCGTCACGCAGGCGACGCGCGTAGAAGGCGACATCCTTATGCTGGACACGCGCCTTTCTTGCAAGGGCCAGTGGATCGAAGCTGAATATCCCGTCTGTCGTTTCCCCGCCAAGCCGCAGGATCTTGGCAGCGCCCTGACGTATGCGCGCCGCTACAGCCTGTTCTCGCTTGTCGGCATTGCCGGCGAAGATGACGACGACGGCAATGAGGCGAACAAGACGCCGACGCCTGCTCCGAAGCGTGAGGCTAAAAAAGCCGAAGAACCTGCCAAACCGGATTACAGCGAGGAGCGCGATCTTTTCATCAGCGCACTGAAAATGGCGAAGACCAAAGCCGATCTCGACAAGTGGGGCGTCGACAACGCCGAAGGAATTAACCGGATGCAGAAGGCAGATAGCGACGCTGTCCGCGCTGCGTTCAAAGCCCACAGTGAAACCCTGCAGAGCAAGAAGGAAGCAGCTTAATGACGAAGGAATTTGACAACCGCAGCCGTGGCGTCCTGTTCAAGAACGACCGCAAGTCCGAGGACCGCCATCCTGACTACACCGGCTCCTACATGGACGCGGACGGCAAAGAATACTTCGTAGACGCCTGGGTGCGCGAAGGAGCCAAGGGCAAGTTCTTCAGCTTCCGCACCAAGGAGAAGACGGCCCGCAAGGAGGCTGCCGGCGGCTCCGACCCTTTCGGAGACAGCGTCCCGTTTTGAGCGGGATGTTACGCAGCCGAGCATTCCATCCGGGTGACTGATGAGCCGGGCTCTTCTGACATTGAGAACGATAGCTGACCGGGACAGGGCGTGCCGCTGGGTGCGTCAAGCGCCGGTCGGCAGCCGGCTCGAGTTCAAGGCTCCGCGTCGGACGCTGCCGCAGAATGACAGAATGTGGGCGATGCTGACTGAGGTCGCCAGTCAGGTCGATTGGTATGGCCAGAAGCTCACGCCGGAAGATTGGAAAGACGTTTTCACGGCGTCTCTCCGCAAGGCGCATGTCGTGCCAGGGCTTGATGGCGGTTTCGTCCCGCTGGGCATGCGGACCAGCGACATGAGCAAGGCCGAGATGGGCGAACTGATGACGCTCATTGAGGCATTCGGGGCAGAGCGCGGGGTGGTGTTTGGTGACGATAGACGTGGGCACGACGCCGAGGAAGAACCTGACGCCTACACAGCGGCTGAAACTGTTTGAGGCGCACAAGGGCATTTGCGGCATCTGCGGCGCCTACATCAGGGCCGGCGATAGGTGGCGGGACGAGCATTTAATTCCGCTGGCCCTTGGCGGCAGTAACGACATGGAGAACCGGGCGCCGGTGCATGAGAAGTGCGCCGAGGCCAAAGACAAAGACGACATGCGCGCCATCGCCAAGGCCAAACGGGTGAAGCGGGCGCATCTGGGTATCAAGAGTGAAAAAGGCCCGCGCATCGTATCGCGCGGGTTTCCCAAGCGCGAGAAGACAAAGCGGTTTCTCAAAAAGCCGCTGCCACCGAAGGACCTATTTCGATGAACCCAAACAAAGTGCTGGACGAGGTCAAAGACATCATTGGCGAGCGCGGGAAGTCCTACGGTGGCATCGAGGACAATTTCCAGCGCGCAGCAAACACCGCCAAGGCAGCCGGCATCGACGTCGGGGCCTACGAGGTCGCTATGATACTGGCGAGCGTGAAACTTGCCCGCATGTCGGCAAGCCCGTCCAAGCGTGACAATTACCTAGACGCCATCGCCTACATTTGTTTCGCCGCTGAGCTGATTGGAGCCGAATGATGCGCGCCATCAGCACCGCCCTGCAGCTCATGCTGTTTGCCTTGTTTGTCGTCGCCTATGTCGCCGTCCTGGTGCCGGCGGCGGCGATTGTCGCCCTGCGCAAGCCGGTCATCACGCCGGGGCGGCGTGTCAAAACCACCATTGGATATGGAAACAGGAGGATTTACTGATGAACAACCCAACCATTCAGCTCACCATCTACGCCGGCCAGGACGGCGGGCTTATTTGCTATGAGACCGTGCTCGACACTGAATACGGCACGCCCGACAGCCGCTTGGTGTTTGGCGGCAATTTGGACGAAGCCAGCAAGTATCTGACGGGCCGCATGGCCGGCATGCTTGACGGCAAAAGCGAGCCGCAGGAAACGCCGCGCCAGCTTGAAGCGCCCGTAAAAATCCGCGTGCGTCGCGCCAAGGAGCCGCAGCCGGTGGACGTGCTTGAGGCGCTGGAGATGGCCGAGGACGTCGGATGAGGAACACGCATCCGATTATCAGTCGGCTGCGCGACGAGCGGCTGCGCCAAGGCATGAGTATCCGCGAACTGGCGCGGCGCGCTGGCTACAGCGAGAGGACGATCGGCGCGATGGAGACCGGAGAGAGCAAGCCGATTTTCTCAATGGTGGCTGTTGTTGCTGAGGTGTTGGATCTGCGGCTGATGCTGACGGTGAGGGAGGGCGCTGATGATTGATGACAATGAAAAGCGGCTTCGTGCGGCTGCTATGGAGAACGCTCGCCCCCGCGCCGAACTCTCCCATGAGCAGGAAGAGCGAGACTTGTGGGTGCAATCTGGAAGAGCGTTGCGGGACGAAATCGAACGCCTCCGCGCCGAACTAGAGGAAACCCATCGCGCCCTGACGCTCGGCGGGAAGGCCAACTTGTCGCTGATGAAAACGTGCGAGGAATATCAGGCCGAACTCGCCGCCGAGCGTGAGCGCGTGGAGAAGCTATCTCAAGAGAACGCCGTGCTGCGCTGCGATGCTGCCGGTGAAAGGGAGCAAGTCGAGACACTGAAATATACCGTCATTGGACTTGAGATGGATAAGCGTGAGTTGCGCGAGGCGCTGGAGCCGTTTGCGCAGGATAACTACAGCGACAATTGGGACGACGCCAGCGGCATTGAGGTGTCTGTGCAACTAGGCGACCTACGCCGCGCCCGCGCCGTGCTGAAAGAGACAGGGGGCGGGGATGAGTGACGACATCGTGGAAGAACTGCGCGAAGCAGCGCGTCTGGAAGACGAGTATCCCGGCACGGCGGAACTTCACACAGAAGCCGCCGACTGTATCGAACGCCTCCGCGCCGAACTCGCCGCCGAGCGTGTTTGGCACAAGGAGGCACGAAAGGCGCTGAAATTGACACGGAAGGCGTTGGAGCCTTTTGTCGACTTACGCCGCGCCCGCGACGCCATCGCCGCCGTCGACGCCGTGCTGAAAGAGACAGGGGCGGGGATGAGTGACATGAGCGCGGCACAGATTGCCCAGCACTTTTCCGAACTTGCCGCCGAGCGGAAGCGGATAGAGAAGCTATCGCAGGAGAATGCCTTGCTGCGCTGTGACGCAGCCGCCGAGCGTGAGCGGTTTGAAAAGATATCACAGGCGAACACTGTGCTGCGTGGCAATGCTGTTGCCGAGCGAAAGCGCGTAGCCAAGCTGCGCGAGGCGCTGGAGAAAACAAGTAAAGAACTAAAATACGCATTGACGGCATGTAAATATGGAAATCCGGCAGGGATAATAGAAATAACTATCGCCTCCATCGACGCCGTGCTGGATGAGACAGGAGGCGATGGTGGCTCCTGAGTTCTACACCATCGCCGAGGTTGCGCAGAAGCTGAAGGTGAGCCGGAGCTGGCTGTTTAGCTTTATACGCGGGAAAGACCTTGGCAGAATGGCCGGGCGGCGGCGCATCTTCAGCGCGGCCGAGGTGCAACAAATCTACTGGAGCCTACCGAAATGCCAATCAAACTTGTGCCACCAAGAGAAGGGCTCTCGCCCTACTGGCGAATTCGAGGAACTTACCTCGGCGTCAAAGTTAATGAGAGTACGCGAGCTGCTACGCGAGCCGTCGCGGCCAAAGTCCTCAAAGCGCGTATCGACGACATCGAACGTGGTCGCTTTCAAAAAAAGCTAGGGCCGACGTTCCTTGACGCGGTCCATCGCTATACGCGCGACGTCGGCAAAGACAAGAAATTTATCGACAAGCTGGTGACCTATTTTGGCGACAAGCCGCTTGCCGAGATCACCAGACAGGCGATCGAGGATGCGTCCTTCGCGCTCTATCCAAATGCGAAACCCTGCACACGCAACCGGCAGGTGTTCACGCCGATGTCGGCCATCCTGCGTCATTCCGACGTCGAGATCCGGCTGAAGCGCCCGAAAGGAGCCAATGGCGCGCGAAGGGAGTTCTTTTTCCTGCCGGAACAGGTCGAGGCCATCATCAACCATGCCTATGCCGGCGACGCTGAGTTTGGGCTGTTCCTGACCTTCCTGTTCTACACCGGCTGCCGAGTCAGCGAAGGGCTGTCGGTGCGTGTGGATGATGTCGAACTACAGCATGCCTCGGCATTCATTGGAAAGACCAAGAACGGCGAACCAAGGCGCGTGCATCTGCCGCCGGCGTTGGTGGCGGCGCTGGCGAACCACCCGCGCGGTTTTGACCGGACGGGACGACTGTTCCGCTTTCACAAGGGCAGCAAGTTCAACGACCGCCTCAAGGCTGTCTCTGACGCGGTCGGCGTGATGATCCCGGACGGCACGCGCTTTCACGCCTTCCGCCACACATTCGGCACCTACTTGCACCGCTATGGCGGGCTGGACACATCCGGTCTGGTGGCGACCGGCGCGTGGAAGTCGCTGGCGGCGGCAGAGCGTTACAAACACGTCAGCGTGCCTGACGCCGCGCGGGCCAGTGATCGCTTCCCGGTGATCGGTGTTAAGAAATCGGTGTAGGTGACCGCGCGAAACGCGAATAAGCGCGCTTTTTCAATTGTTTGTGCGGTGGACCTGTATCCTTGGTAAGGGAGAGGTCGAGAGTTCAATCCTCTCTTGCAGCACCATCCCTTCCCATTGAAAAACAAAGAAAAAGCCGGACCTTTCGGCCCGGCTTCCAAAAAGAACAAGTCCAGCACGAACGCCGTTCGGTCCACCTCAATGCGTGCGTTTTGCGTGCATAGCTCTAGCTTCGTTCTGCGCGTGTTCCGGCTAGGGCCGAGGCCTCTCGTCTAGAGCTTGGCGCAATTTTTTCACCTCATCCCGCAGCGAAGTGACCTCTGCCGTCAGGTCCTCGATACGCCGTTCATAGCCGTCGATGAGCGCCTTGAACGAAGCGGTCACGCTGTCGATGGCCATAACGTCGGCCTCGGCCTCGATCTTGTTCGCCTCGGCCTGGTCCTTCCGCCGGCCTGCGACATAGCCGACGATGCCCGTCGCCGCTGTGCCAAGAGCCGGCAGGAGGTATTCGTGGAGGGCGTCTAGGAAGCGCTGCGCCTCTTCGGTCATAGTCTGCAGGCCTTTCTCATCTTGGCGTAGTCGATCACCAGGCGGGCGACCTGGCTGTCCTTGGGCAGGCGGCGCAGTTCTGCGGCGGCTAGGCGCTGGGTCTCAGCGCTGTAGGTGACGAGCGGCGGGCAGCCGCCGCCCGTCGATTGGCAGGCGGCCAAGCTAAAACTGGCCGCTATCCAGATCGCGTGCGACGTCCTCAACGGTGCGCTCCTTCAGCATCTCGGCGGCCATGCGGTCGGCCCGTTCCCGCGCCTTCTCCTCGGCCTCCAGACGGGCCTGGAGCTCGCCGGCCTTGCGGATGGCCAGAAGGTTGATGGCGAGCAGGAACAGCGCGCCGACAGCAAGGGCGAGCGTCATCACTGGCGCTTATCGCCGCCGGTGACGTTCCAATCCTTCGCCTGCACCAGGCCAAGTCCGACGAGGGCGGCAATGACGTCGTCGACATTCAGCGTCTTGGTCTGCCAAGCGTTCCAAAGCACGATGCCGAGCGTGACAAGGCCGGGAATTGTGGTCTTCCAGTTCGTTAACATGGTTGCTCCTATTGGCAGGGTCGGGCGGTGTTATCGCGGGCGATGCACTCGGCGTATTTGAGAGTGGCGCAGCCGGTGAGGGTGAGAATGGCCGCGCAGCAGAGCGCCACCATCACCAGCGACCAGAAGGCCGAGACGGTCGCGTCCTTGCGCTCGGCCGCATCCGACGAGCCGAGCGACATGCTGGAGGCGACGAGGAAGAGCGCGGCGGCGAGGCCGAAGACGCCGGCGCCGATGACGCCGAGGGCGCTGGTCAGGGTCATGTCATGCCTCGAGCTGGAAATGCGGGCCGTCCACGATCGTCTTCCAGGAGCCGCCCCAGGTGATTGTCACGCCGGCCGCCTTGGCCGCCTTCGCCACGGCGCCGGCGATCTTGCGGTAGTCGGCAAGATCCCAGCTCACCTTTCCGCCGGGCATGGCGACGACGTCCACCGCGCGGCCCTTGAGGTGATAGCTGTTCATCGTCTTCGATTTGCCGGTTCGGACGAGATACACCTGCCGCTCGCGCGTCCGCAGGCCTTCAGTGATCTCGAAAGGCACGGGCGAGATGTCGCGTGCGGCCTTCATCACGGCGACAAGGCGTGCGTCTACGCCCGCCATCCGGCGGGTGCTGGTGGCGTTCAAAGGCATGCGTAGTCCTTTCAGAGCCTGCGAAGGCCTCTGGCTAGTCGGAGCAGGAGTAGGGTGACGGTGAGCAGGAACCGGGCGCGGAACAGTGGCAATGTTAATGGTACTGACATTAAAACGGACCTCGCCCAAAAACCGTCAAGCACAAAATGCGCCTGCGGCTGACGCAATATCAATATGTTGCGTCGCAAGCTGAAGCGCGGCGACAAAATGTTGTGCTACAGATCTCTTTGTCGCTGTGCGCCGAGCTACCGCGAGGCAGCGACATAAGCTCGTCGCGAGCCACCGCTTCGAATACAACGAGCGCGTGCCTGTGAGACGCCTTCTTTGGCATTCGGGTGACAGGGCTTGGCGGGTTTGTGGAAGGTGAGAGGCTGTTGATCGCGAGCAGCAACCGAGTAGCGGCAAGAGGGCAACTACTCGAATGCTGGCTACAAGGTGGCTTTTGGTGAAAGCTGCGCCTATTCGTTCATGGCTTCTACCGAGCCGAGCAGTCCCATCAGCTTCTGGCGCTTCGTCGCCTTGCTAATCATGCCGGTGCGGCGCGCAAGCTGGTTCGACAGATACGCCTGTCCTGGGCGGCTCAGAATGGCTCGAGCAGCGGCAGACGGCGCGACATACGCCGCCAGGAAGCCGGGCACGCCTCCAGCAAGCGCGCCGGACACGCCAAGCCCGCCAGAGAACAGGTTCATCGCCGCCGTGCGCTGCGCCGTGCCGGAGTTCGGCAGCGGCTCCATGACAGCCTTCGCGTCCTTCGCGATGCGCCCGATGTCAGACTTGCCTTGCAGATAGTCGGCAGTCCGCTTTGCCGCGTTCGTCCTGACGAGGTTCGTCGGAATGTAGTCGCGGGCAGCGCCCACGCTGGCGCCCTTCGCAGCTTCCTGCAGAGCCTTATAGTTTGAATAGTCGCGGTTCAGTTCAGCGCGGATCGGCGCGAGTGCAGGCGATGTCGAGCGGTTGATGGCGTCGTCGAGAGCGCGGTTCAAATCCTTGAGGGCGATTTCCTCTTTCGAGCCAGGGCCGGATTTACGCGCCTGTCCCGCTATGTCTGATCGCCATGACTGATACGTGTCGCCAGACAGCACGCCGTTGTTTGTCGTCGGCAGGTTGGTGATGTCCTGCGCCCATTTCTCAATAGCGCCAGCCCGCGCGTTTGGCGCGGTTATCGCGTTGTAGTCTGCGACGGCGCTGTCGACAGCAGCCTGCAATTGCGGGTCATAGCGCATGACGCTCTGGCCATTGAGCTGCTGATAGCGCTGGCCAAGTGCGTCCTTTGCGGCCTTCCACTCGGTGTCCGTCATCAGCCCTTGCGGGTCGGTGATCGTGTGTCCCATGCGCTTCGCCAGCGCGCGGTTCATCGCTGCGCTCTGGTTTGCGTTGATGTCGGCGGCGCTGGTGCCAGAGAACGGCATGTCGGCGGCAGTCGCTTCTATCCAGCGCAGAGCTTGGTTGCCCGTCTTCTGGCCAGCCGTCAGCGGAATGCCTTCAGCCTCCAGTCGCGCCACCTTTGCCGCCAATTCTGGACGCTGCTCAATAGGCGATAGAATGCGTCCTGGCACGTTGTGCCCGACAAGCCCGGTGATAGCACCAGCAACCCGCGCCGCGCCTTCATATGGCGAGCCTTCAAATGCCTGCCCTGCGGCTTCCGAAGCAACTCCAGGCACGGCTCCGAATTTGACTGCGTTGCGCGCCATTGAGCCAATCGTCGCCTTGCCGCCCAGCATGGCGCCGGGAACAAACTCAGCTACAGCCCGCGCATACTTGCCGGCAGTCGTCTGCGGCTTGTAGTCAAGGCCGGGAACTACAGTGCTCGCCGCGTCGATGACGTCCTGAGAGCCGGGCAGCTTCGTATTGAAGACGCTGTCTTTCGGGATCGGCGGCAGATAGCCCTGTTCGCGCAGATAGTCGCCGCCAGAGCCAACGAGGTTGGCGATGTCGCCAATCGCGCCAGGAAGCCCGATCAGGCCACGGGCGGCGCCAGACGCGCCGCTCTTTGCGACGTCTTCCGCGACGCCAACTTTATTTTCGTCAAACTGATCAAACGGGTTTCCGCTGACAGCGTCGAATTGGTCGAATGGGTTCATTGGCCGAGAACCTTTGCTGCACTGCCGGCGCCGTATTTGGCGTCAAACTGGCCGCTCATCGCCGGGTTTTTCTTCAGCATGTCGATCGCGCCGGCCGGAATGTTCAACGCCTGCGGCTGTTGGCGCTGTTCTGGCGCCGGCTCCGAAGACGGCGGCGTGAAGCCGTAGTTCTTCTCCAGCGCGCCAAGAAGGGCTTCAGGGTTGTTGGCGTAGAGCGGGACGAGCTGCTCGTAATATTTCTTCAGCTCGGTGTCGGTTAGGCCCTTGCTGTCCAGCTTCCCGCCGTTCGCACGCTTGGCGAGCTCAAAGGCAAGCCGGTTGCCGGCCTGCTCGACCCGCTGGCGAGCAGCCTCTGCACCGCTAAACGCCGTCAGCGCGCGCATCGGCGCACTGGCTCCGACAGGCCCGAATGCGCCGGCTCCGATACCGTCGCGGACGGCCTTATCGTAGTCCGCGAGAGCCGGGTTGAACTGCTCGTCAATGTATTTCTTCTGAGTAGCTTCGGCAGCGGCAGACGTCGCCGCGAGATCCGCCTGCTTCTTGCGAAACTCGCGCGGGTTGACGCCTGCGGGCGCCTCTACGCCAGTAGCAGCCGCAGCGGGTGCAGCAGGCGTCGCATTGATCGGCCGGCCGGTGCGCTGGTCTCCGTAGATCGTGTTGCCGTCAGCATCCTGCCCGATAGGGCCGATCTTCGGGCCTTGCAGCGCCGCGATCTCTGCCTGGTCTCTGGCAATCCCGGCTCTGATCTTCTCTGCTTCCAATGGGTCTTTGGTTGCGTTGGCGATGGCGATCTTGGAAACGCCTTCAATCCCGATCATCTCGGCCAACTGCGGCGTCACGCCTTTCGGGAGATACGCCGGATCAGCCAGCTTCTCGCGAAGCGTCTCCTGCCGCTGCATTTCGCCCATCTTCGACTGCATCGCCGACTGCATCAGCCTCTGCTGCGCGTAGTTCATCGCCATCGACTGTGGGTCTTGCACTTGGCCCAAACCCTGCGCCAGAGCGGCCATGCGATTGACTTCCGGCATGCGGCCCGACGCCGCCATCAGCGCCAGGCCGATCTGCCCGAGGTTGGCATTGCGGGCGCGATCGAGATCCGCCTCGCCGCCCTGCATGCCGAAAGCCTGCGACGGGAACCCGAGGATGCGTTTCTGAAAGTCTGACAGTTCCATCACAGAAGTCCCTGCAGTGCGCTCATGTGCCGAGCGTTGTGAAAATCCATCATCTGCCGAATGAAGGCGTCGTCGGTTGAGTTCGCCGGCTGCTGCGGCTTCTCAGGCTCTGCGAGCAGAGACGTGACGAGCTCGGTCATGTTGCCGGCCGGCTTCTGCTGCGTGCCGGCGCCAAGCGCGAGCAGTTCAGCGATCGGGTCGGCCTTTGGCGTGGTCGGCTGACTGTCAGCGTAGGAGAGCGCGGCGGGTTCCGCTGGGCTTGATAGCGTCATGCCGGCAGGAAGGCTCTGGCCCATCATCTTGGCGACATGGCTCGCCACCGTGCCGTTGCCGTCAGAGGCCTTGTAGTGGCCGGGACTGCCGGCGTTGATCGTCGAGTAGAGATCAAGCAGGCCCATGCCGGGCTTGAAGCCACGGTCGCCAAGGAAGCGCAGCGCGCCGTCGATCTGGTTGCGGGCAGTCGGGTTTTGCGTGTCGATGGCGTAGGTCTTGCGCTCGTTCGGGCCGAACTGGATCAGGCCGAAATAATCGCCGCCCTTGCCGCCCCAGACGTCAGGACGACCGCTGCTTTCATACTGAATAGCCTTCAGCAGATCGTCGGCGTTGTAGCCTTTGGCCTGCGCTTGCGCCCGCAGATAGGCGATGTCCTCTGGCGTCAGTTTCATGATTGTCTCCTTAGAAACCGCGCGGCAGGAAGGACATGCCCGCACCGCCGAGCGCGCCGCCGAGGAGACCGCCGACGCCGGTAAGCCCGCCCATCGCCGAAAGGCCGGAAAGCCCGAGGCCGAACGCGCCCATCAGCGGATTGGATTGCTGCTGCTGCATGGGCGACAGGCTAAAGCCTGAGCTGTTCGTGTTCGAATTGCCGGTCGACGTGCCGACCGAGTTCGACTGCAAGGCCGCATTCGAATTAGCCTGCGTCGCAGCGTTCGTATTGCTGAAACCGAGGCCCATGTTCTGGGTGTTCTGCGACGACAGCGCCTGCGAAATCGCATTCGAAATCGCATTCGAGAGCTGGCTCTGAAGATTGCTGCTCATCTGGTTCGACGTCGTGTTCTGCGTCGTCGAGCGCGGCGCAGAGCTGACCGTCTGGTTAAAGAGCTGCTGCTGCTGCATCGGCAGATTTTGCTGCCGCAGCCATTCGTTGTAGGCGGCGGTGTTTGCGTTCTGCTGCGTCGTCTGGGCGAGGTTGCCGTAGTTCAGCAGATTGTTGATGCCGCTGTTCAGCGAGTTCTGCGCCGTCGTGCCGATGCCGGCAAGCGCGCCGCCGCCGGAGAGCAGGTTGTTCAAATACTGCTGATACGACGCCTGATTGTTCTGCTGGGCGTTCAGATTGTTGCCGATGTCCTGGCCGAGCATGTTTGTCGCGCGGTCGTAGCCCGAGCTCAGAAGGTTCGCCACCAGGTTGTTGGTGTTCAGATTGTTCTGCGCCGTCGCGACGCCTTCCTGCACGCCATGCCGCGAGCCGCCGAAGGCCTTCGCCGCAATCGCCTGGTCGGCCGTCTGCGTCAGAGCCTTGTCGAGGTTCTGCCGGCTCATGTCCTGCACACTGTCGACGACGCTGCTGATATACGGGTTCATGTAGTCGCCGATGCCAGACAGGCCTTGGCGTAGGGTCTGCGCCTCAATCTGCGGCGCCCGCTGCAGACCGGACTGAATGGTCGAGCGCGCCTGGTCGAAATACGGCGAGAACTGCCCGACAGCGCCCTGCAGAAGATCGCCGGCCTGCTGCTGATACTGATTAAGGCCAGCCGCCAGATCGCCGCCATAGGCCTGCGTGGGCTGATTGAGAAGCGCCTGCGCGCTGCCGACGCCGGCGCGGGCGGCGTCCTCGAGCCATTTCGGGATTTCCGATGTCGTCGTGCCGACATTGCTGACATTGCCGGTCGAGGCGCCAGTGGTGTTATTCGAGCTGACGTTGCTGCTCAGCGTATTCTGCAGCGCCTGCGTCAGCGCGTCGGACAGATTGAACTGCCCGGTATTCGACGCAGCCGTCTGGTTGCTCTGGCTCTGCGTGTTCTGGTTGGTCGTCTGATTGGTGTTCTGGTTGGTATTTGTCGACGAACTCTGCTGGCTCATCTGAGGCAAATACACATATTGAGGGCTGCCGCCTTTGCTCACGATGGTTCCCTTTCAAGGTCGAGTTCGAATGTCACGCATTTCGGCTTGAAGCCGACAGCCGGGAAGCGCTTGAGAAAGCCCTTGCGCGAGACGCTCGTCAGCGCGACGCAGCCATGTTCCTTGGCAAAGCGCTTGACGATCGGCAGATACACATCAAAAAGCCGCTGAAGATCTCCAGCGGCGATAAACAGGTGACAGGTGCGCTTTTGCGGGTAGTCGACGATCTCGGTGACGACGCAACATCGGTCGTCGCCGAAATACTGAAACCGCCCTGCCTTGATGCCGTCCGCAATGTCCTGCCGCGTGTGCGTGTTCCCGCCGATGCGCAGCGCCTTGTCGAACAGCGCCGCCAGGTCACATGGGCGGCTGGACGACGCCACGGGTTGCGACGGTGGTTGTAAGCGTGCCTGAGTTGTCAACAGTCACCTCGTAAACGGTGCCGTTCGGAGCCTGCAGCAGGATCTGCGGCTGGATGATGTTCGGGCCGGCAAGAAGGCCGATGCGGCGCGCGAGCTGCGACAGGAACGCCGTCATCCACATCTGGTCGTATTTCGTCGGCGCCGCGCCAAACGATGGGAAGGCGGTCGGTTTTGTCGGCGTCGTCATCGCGCGCCTCCACCCTTCACGACGTCCAGCCTGACTTGGCCCAGGCTCCAGTAGTCGTCGCTGGTCGCCTCAAGCCGCATGCGGACGTCTTTGCCGGTCACGCGCATGTCGGTGTAGCCGTCGATGCGCGGGACATATGGGCCAAAGGCAATCTCGGTCTGCGTCGGCGCATAGCGGGAATAGAACCGCAATTGATAGTTGGTCCCGACACTATCAGGGTCGGACGAAACCAGAGCCTGATTAATGTCGATGTTCTGGTCGCTTTGGCCGAAGTCCAGCACAGACGTTTCCGCCCAGACGCTTCCGACGCGCGACGCGCCGTTCTCCAGCCAGCCGTCCTCCTGCTGGTAAACGTAGTTGTCTGTGCCAGCCGCAATCGGGAAGGCGGCGGTGTTCGCGCCAACCGCTGCGGTGCGCCGGCGCTGGCCGCGTATCCAGATGTTGTCGGCGTAGTTCCAGATAACGTAGTTGTTGCACTCGCCATCCGGTGAATTCATGTCGGGATATTCAAACCAGAACTCAGGGAACACGCCGCTTTCGTGCATGTGCGCGCGGTAGTTGCCGTAGGTCGGGTCGTAATTGTTCTTGATGTCGCCGAACATCGGGCAGGCGATCTGGCGAATGGCGCCGCCGTCGTATCTCCAAAAGCCCGACTGCCCGAACCAGACGGTTGACGAGCCGCCAGACGCAATCGCATTCGGAGCCGAGAAAGTGGTCGTGCCGAGCTTCTCTGCGCCGTAGAAATACGGCGCGCCGACATAGCGGACCAGGAAGCATTCGTGCTGCGTCAGAACGAGGATGCCCTCTTTGACGCGGACGCCGGTGATGATCGGCGACGTCGCCTCGAGGTCGATATAGCCGGCCTGCCCGGTCGTCGTGTTAAACGTCCAGCCGTTGTAGTTCTCGAAATCAGACCAGGCGACGCGGCGCGGATTGCCGCCGGCGCCCATCAGCATGACGGCGCGCTCAGCGGTCACGGCAACCGCATAGTTTCCGGTCGGCGCATTCGACGGCACGTCCATCTGCGGAACGACATTGCTGCTCGGCGCGAGATGCAGCAGGCGGCCGTCCGACGAGCAGACCGCCAGCAAGTCCTGGCCAAACGACGCAAATGACCAGTGGTCGGGCTTGCGGAAAATGGGCGGATTGTAATTGCGCTGTCGGCCGTAGGTGTCCTGTCCAAAGATTTGCGAGGCGGTAATCGTCGGAGCCGTCGTGCCGCTAGTGTTTACCGGCGTCTTGTTCTTGCCGATGGCCGTGATCGTCGTGCTGGCGACAGTCTGCGACTGATTGACGGTGTAGGTGCCCGTGCCGCCGCTGCCAGTGCCGAGCGCGGTGATATAGGTGCCGCCGGTGACGCCCGTTCCGTTGATGAAGTCGCCGACCGCCAGCGTGCCGCTGCTGACGGCCGAGACGGTCAGCGTCGTGCCGGAAATCGAGCCGGTGACAGTCGCCGGGCCGCAGACGCGGAACGTGTTCGCGTCCACCGGGATGACATAATAGGGCGTGTTCGTGGATAGCCCGGTCGGCAGGCTGCCACCGCCGGAAACAGAGAACTTGACGACGTCGTCAGTCGTCAGGCCGTGATTTGTCCAAGTGACGACGCCGGGCGACGCGATTGAGATGGTGACGATGCTTGAAATGCCGACCGTGCTGCCGAACGGGTCCCAAATCGGCAACTGATCGCCGTAGACGAGCGTGCCGTAGCCGCCGCCGCCAATCGACAGCATGGAAATGAAGTTCGACGGCGTGACGTCGTTGAGCACGCCGAACAGCACCGAAATGCCGGTCTCTGTGCCAATTGCCGTCCACTCGCGCGACGAGCTGTCGCGCCACTGGAACAGGCCGCGGATTTTCGAACCCATCGCCTGCTCGGTGATGCGCGTGTAGCCGCCGATCGGCATCATGGCGCCAGAGAGCCAGCGGACGTTGCTGGTGTCCCAGAAGGTGTTCGGGACGTCATAAGGCGTCGCCTGACGCACAACGCCAGGCGGGACGCGCAACGGGACGAAGGCCATTAGGTTTCACCTGTCCATTCGATGAAAATCGATCCGCCTGATCCGGCGAAACCAGCGCTGCCGTTAAAGCCGGAGGCCTGACAAACAAGCAAAAAACTATTGTATTGTTGTCCAAGCCCGCCAGAGCCGCCGCCGCCACCGCCGCCAATTAAAACAGCTATGGATGATCCAGATGCTGGCCCTGTGCCGCCAGAAAGCGCCGGGTTTGTAAACCAGCTTGTAATATTTTTTGCGCCGGAGCCGCCGTTGCCGCCGCTTTGACCGCCACCGTAGACGTTTCCGCCAGTGCCGCCGTTGCTACCGTTGCCGGCATTGCCGTTATAAGTCGTTCCAGACGCGCCGGAGCCGCCGCCAGCGCCGCCACCTTGCGAAGAAAGGTAAAAGGCCGCGCCAGAAGATCCGAAAGATGAATTTCCGCCTGCGCTGCCTGTTCCGCCGCTTACTGCCGTGCAGATGCCGTCTGTTGAGCCAGAGCCGCCGCCGCCACCGCCGCCAGCCGCAGTAACAGTAATGCGAATGGTTTTATATTGCGGAATAACGATGCTTGATCCGCTCGTTATCGTTGAACTGCCTGACGTGATTTTGCCAGTGCTGTAAAAATCAGAAAGGCTGATTGGCCCGCTTTGCGGGACAACTCTTACAGTCCCATCCGAATTTGCTATCAATTTGCCCATGTAGGCAGCTATGTTGTTCCCGTAGCCAAATTCAGCATTGATGTCAGACATGCTGAGAGGTGGGCGGTTTCCGCCGTTGGGAAGCATTATCGGGCCTCCACCGCAGCGACGCGCTCATTCAGCTCTTTCACCGCCTCGATCAGCACGCCGACGATGTTGCCGTAGGCGACCGACAGCGTGCCGTCGTTCTGATGGACGACCTGCGGCAGGATTTCCTGCATTTCCTGCGCGATGACGCCGACGCCCGCCTTGCCGGTGTCGACGCGGTCGTAGAACACGCCGCGCATGCGGGAGACGAGCGCCACGGCGTCGCGGATCGTGTGGACGTTTTCCTTGAGGCGCTCGTCAGAGTAGGCCGTGACGTCGCCAGTGGCGGTGAAATTGCCAGAGTTGTCGGTGCGGCTGATCCAACTGCCGCCGGTACCAACGAAGCCGACGTTGCCGTCGTTGCAGTGAAGCGAAAACTGTCCGTAGTTGGTGTCGTTCAGATAGAGGAAATTGGCGGCGTTGTTGATGCGAATATATCCGCTGACATCGACATTGCCGGAAGCGCTTATGCTGCCGGTGCTGATTGAGCCAGACGTCAGCGCGTTGCCGTTGGTGTTAATCGCACCGCTGCTGATGGCGCCGCAGTTCACAGAGCCGGCGCTGATGGTATTGCCCTGCGTGTTAATCGTCGTGCAAGTGATGCCGCCGGTCGACAGAGAGCCGGAATTGAGCGATCCGCCGACAAAAAGGTTGTTGCTGTTGTCGACGCGGCATGCCCAGCCGCTTGATGTGTTTAGAAAGCCGATGCTGCCGTCGTTGCAATAGACGGAGAAAGTGCCGTAATTCGTGTCGGCCATCGTTATGGTCGGCGATGTGCTGGAAACTGTGACCGCGCCAGTGCTGAGCGAGCCAGACGTGACAGCATTGCCATTCGTATTGATTGACGTGCTGCTGATCGCGCCGCAGTTGATGGCGCCAGCCGTGATGGTGTTTCCCTGCGTGTTTATGGTGGTGCAAGTAACGCCTGCGCAGCCGACGCTGCCGGTCGACACGCTGCCAGACGACATGACGCCGCCGATATAGATGCCGTTGGCGACGCCGACATTGCCGCCGGAGACATAAAGCTGGCCAGAGCCGACGTTGAAGTTATTCGCCGCGAAACTCGCAAGGCCGCTTACATTCAGCGCGCCGGCAAGCGTCGTCGTGCCGCCGGCGTAGAGCGTGCCAGAAGCCGACAGGTTGCCGCTGGCGGAAATCGAGCCAGACGCCGAGACGTTGCCACCGGAGACAGAAAGCTGACCGGAGGCGATGTTGAGGCTGCCGCCGGTGATCGCGCCGGAGATCGCCAGAGAGCCGATCGACGCGCTGCCGGAGGTGACGGAGCCAGTGACCGTCAGGCTTCCAGACATGGCGACATTGCCGCCGGTGCAGTTCAGTTGCCCGCTGCCGACATTGAGCCCGTTATAGGCGAGCGTCGTGGCGCCCGCGACAGACAGCGTGCTCGAAAGAGCCGTCGCGCCGGTGACGTTGACCGCGCCCTGCAGATTGGCCGTGGAGCTGACCGTCAGCGTCGTGTACAGCGTCGTCGCGCCAGACACAGCCAGCGCGCCAGAAGCGCTCACATTGCCGCCGTTGACGCGAAGCTGGCCGCTACCGACGTTGAGGCCATTCGACGGCAAATTGATCGCGCCCGCCAGCGTCTGCGCGCTGGTCAGCGTGCGCGAGACCATATTGCTGTCGATCGTGTCGAAGTTGCCGTTTAGGTGGGCGCCCCAGGCGTTGGTGTCCGAGCCGATTTCTGGCTTGGTCAGATTGTAGGTGGGCGTAAACGTGTTGGCCATTTAAGCCGCCTCTTGGGTCGGTGAGAAAGATGTCGGCACGGGCGTCCAGACGGCGCTGCCGGGATTGGCTGTCGGGACGTCGGCAAGCCCTTCGGCCGTCGCCACGCCGCCGATCGGCGCGCCGCCGAGACAGCCTGTCGGAAGGTTGTTGGCGGCAGGCTCGAGCGGTGTGACCTTGTCCCAATAGACGACGCCGGCTGCCGGTTGCGTCCACAGAGCGCCGATGGCGCCGCCGGATGGCGTGGCGGCAGTGGTGGCGACCGGCGCGCCGCCGAGCGGAGCCGAGGCGATCGGGCCGCCCGTGGCCGCAGTGTTCGCTGGTGGCAGGGCATTCGAGAGCGATTGCCAGAAGGCGTCGCCATTGGCCTGCGGAGCCCAGACAGACGGGCCATCCGGGATGACGGCCCATTGCACCACCACGCCGCCGGCAGCGCTGTCAGACGCTTCTGAGGCCGCCAGGGCGGCCGAGGCGACGATGACGGCAGACGCGGCGGCTGTGTCAGGCGCCTCGACCGCGGCCAGCCTTGCGTCATTCAGTATGACCGAGGCAAACGCCGCAACGTCCTGGGCCTCAGTCGCCGCCAGCGCCGCATTGGTGACGGCCGACGCGGAGCCGGCCGCCGTGTCCTGCGCCTCAGTGACACTCAGCGCCGCGGTGGCGACGATCGCCGTCGAAATCGCGGCGGTGTCGGCAGCCTCAGTCGCGGCGAGGGCGGCCGTCGCCGGGTCGATCTGCGCCGAGCCGGAAACGCTGTCCTGCGCCTCGACCGCCAGCAGGCTCGCCAGCGTGACGGCCGTGGCGGAAGCGGACGCGGTATCAGCGGCGCCCGTGGCCGAAAGGCTGAGCGAAGCCGTCAGCGAGAGGCTGACAGACGCCGTGTCCTGGCTCTCGGAACCGGCAAGGCTCGCCGAGGCCGTCAGATTGACGGCGACAGACGCTGTATCGGCAGCGCCCGTCGTAGCGAGATTTGCGTTGGCTACCGCCCTGGCTATCGCGCCGATTGGCGCAGAGGCAATCGGCGAGAAGCCAAGCATGGGCGATTACTCTTTCGTGTCGGCCGGCGGGTTCAGACGCTCATTCGCCTGCTGCTGCAGCTTCTGGATAATCGGCGCGACCTCGATGTAGGCGCCGCGGCCGAGATTGGCGAAGACGATGTTCCACTCGGCGACAGAGAGCTCGAGCGGCAAAATCTGGCCTTCCATTATTCACTCCAGGGTAGTGCCGGCGACGCCACCGGCGGGCTGATTTGGTTCTTAATCTGCTGCGCGAGATAGCTTTCAATCTCAGCAATCTTGCCTTGGCCCATCGAGGCCTTCACCCACGCCAGCACTTGGTCCTTGGTGAGCTTGTCGTAAGGCGTGAAATCGCCGTCCGCATCCAGCTCGACCATCTGCGCGCCGGAGATCGTCGCCTCATGCTCGCCGTCAGTGGCGTTGACGCGCCAGAAAACGACGAAGACAACTTCAGAGAAGCCATCCTTCTCAGGATAGGCGTCGAGGCGCTCTGGCAGCCAATCGTATGCGATCATCACGCGCTCCACGGCAGCGGCGGCGTCACGACGGGCGGGTCGATCTGATCCGAGATCTGCTTGTCGAGATTGGCGTCCAGTTCGGCGACACGCTCCGCGCCCATCGCGTCTTCCAGCCAGCCTTCGACCTGTTCTTTGGTCAGGTCAGCGAACGGCGTAAAAGGCGCGGCAGGATCGAGCGTGACGCCCTGCGAGCCGTAAACATCAGCCGTGTGCGTGCCGTCAGTAGCCTGACGACGCCAGTGGATCGTGAAGACGACATCGGGTTTGCCTTCGTGCTCCGGGTAGCATTCGAGTTGGGAGATGACCCATGAATAGGTGTTAGGCATTGCGTTGTTCCTTATGCAGCAGTCGTCACGTTCGTCCATGTCGTGCTACCGTTCGTATTGACATACAAACGCGTAGACGTTGAGGAGCCGTCAGAGCGAAGGTAGATGGAGCCTTGTGCAGCGGACACAGTCGGCGCACCGGAGCCGTAGTAAATCCCGAAGCCGGAAGTGGTGCCGAAGATAAGGCGTGCGGAGGTTGAGCCGCCCGCTGGCGTAGCCGTGCCGGAACACAGTGTCGCAACGCCATTGACGGTCAATAGCGTTGATGCAGTTGACGTTCCGAGGAGCAAATTGCCCGAAGCGTCTATCCGGCATCGCTCTGTCGCAGCCGTGCTGTCGTAGATTGCAAGCTGACCGCTCGTCCCTGAGTAGATGGCGTATTGATGCCCCGAACCACCAGAACTCGTCATCCAAAGAGAGGCGCTGGCGTTGGTTCCTGTGAAATACAGGTTAGCGTCTGCGCCTGTTGACACAACTCGCGCACTCGTTGTTGCAGAGCCGATAACGTCGAGTTTGTAGGAGGGCGACCCACCGATACCGACGTTGCCCGAGGCGTCGAACCGTCCCACTTCCGTATTGTTCGTGAAGAAAACAAGCGGGTGATTTGAGACGCCGCGCAACTCAACCTGACCGCCAGCATTCGCCGCCAACTGGCCTTGGACGGTGCCGCTCGTCGCCTGTATCCCACAGTAAGACGCTGTGTTCGCTGATAACCCGCCACCAGATACAGATATGCCGCCACCGGAAACAGAGAGCTTCGCGCTGGGCGAAGACGTTCCGATACCGACGTTGCCGCTAGACTGTAGGTAGAGCGCGTTGATGTCGGTCGTTGAGTTGTTCCTGATGCGGAACGCATAATCAATCGCAGAGCCAGTGTGTATTTGATCGAGCCGCAGTCCCCAAAGGGTTGAACTGCCGCCCCAAGTCCATTTCTGCACAGCGTCGGTCGTGGAGGAAGCCGTGCTTCTAAGAATATCAAGCGCCGCGCCGGGGCTAGAGGTTGAGATACCTATTGACCCGTCCGACGCTATTCGTAGCCGCTCGGAGCCATTAGCCAGAAACGTCATAAACGACGTTCCGACCATGCGAAGCTCACCAGTGTTCAATCCGAGAATTGTCGCAAGCTGTATGGTGACCGGATCGTCAGTCCACTGGATGCTGCCAGCGGTCGCTGCGCCAGACTTAATGCGGAGGCCTATGTAATCTGCCGATGATGCCCCAACTACAAGGCGAGTTCCATCCCAAGCCAAATTGGCGTTTGACCCGAACGCGCTCGTTCCCGCGCCGAACGGGATGTAACCAGAAGCCAACGACGTGAGGCCCGTGCCACCATTCGCCACAGGCAGCGTTCCGGTGACGCCCGTCGCCAGCGGCAGGCCCGTGGCGTTCGTCAGCGTGCCGCTGCTGGGCGTGCCGAGCGCGCCGCCAGTGACGACGAGGTCGGCCGCCAGGACGGTGATGTAGACCTGCGCATTCGTCGTGACGCTGATCGCTGACGTGCCGTAGGTCGTGCCGTTGAACGACTGCGTGACCGTGCGCGAGAGCGTGCCGGCGACCGAGTTGAACGTGCCGGTGCCGATTTCCCAATTTACGCCGTCCTCAATCGTGTAGCTGACAACGTCGTTATTCTGCGCGCCGGCCGACGAAAACGTCTGATAGCCAGCGACAGCAACGCCAAGCGACAGGGCGCCGGTGCCCGTCGACGTGACCGTCATGCGGGCGCGGTTATACATCTTCGACGGCATGATGGCCTACCTTACCCGTGCGTGATCGTGCCAGAGGACAAAGTCACAGACTGTCCCGAAGAAATGGCCGTCGCGTTGATGATGATGTCCGACGCGCTGGTGCCGACCGTCAGGCCGGAAACAATGACGTTGCCGCCGTTGTCGCGCAGTTCGGCTTTCGCCGCCGTGCCGGTGCCGGAAGCCGTCGCCGTCAGAGGCGTGCCGGAGATCGTCAGAACGCCGCTCGAAACCGTGCCGGGCGTCGTGCCAAGCGTGAAGCTGGCCAGCACGCCGGTCGCGCCAGAGAGCGCCGAGGTGCCGATAACCAGCGTGCCCGCAGTCGCGGAGCCGACAGACGAGGCCGCCGTCTTGCCGGCAATCAGGTCAGCAACGAGCTGCATGCGGTTGTTCTTGAGGGTCGTGGAATAGACGACAGACATCGTGTTCTCCTCAGAGCATGCCGACGATGTAAGTCGCCGTCGTTCCCGTCGCCAAAACCTGCTTCGTGCGGATGTCGAGCTGCGTGCCGACCGGGACCGCTTTGAACGTCACGGTATTGCCGGTCTCAGTGACGACAGCGACGTCGCCGGCGCCGCCGATGTAAAGCCGCGTGAAGATGTTCGAAGCCGTATCAGATGTCGTGACAGCAGCAGCCGTGTCAGGCGTGAGAGAAGATAGTTGAGTGGCGGGCATGGATGTGTCCTCTCAGAAGCTCTTGCGAGCCGCGACGAGCTTGGTTTGCGGGCGAATAGAGCGGTCGGCCTCGACCTGAATGTCAGCCAGGAGTTTCTGGTAAATGCCTTCCCAGACTTGGATGCGGTCGTCGTTCTTCAGATACGGCGCCGTGTGAACCAGCGCGCCGTAGAGATACAGGTCGGGATATTGCGTCAGCGCCCAATTTGTCGGATTGCCGGTCGAGAGCGCAGGCAGATACGAGTAGTACCACATCTCGAGCGTCGCCGGCGTTGCGCTGGCCGGCGGCGGGATCATGCGCAGCGTCTTGCCCATGATCGTGTAATAGATCGTGTTCTGCGTCGGCGAGTAATACGGCGCCAGAATTGGCACCGGCGACGTCTGCGGCGACCAGCCCTGCGCTTGGACAGTCATTGACTGATCCGGCGTCATGTAGGTCATCGCGATCTGCGTGTTCTGATCCATGAGCTGATACATGGACAGAAAGTCAGTCGGCAGCGGCGCGTAGTCGTTCACGACGCTGGCGATGGCGCGCGTGATCGAGGCCGGGTGCTTGATGCGGGCCATGTCGCGGGAAATGCGCGTCGTGGCCAGCACGGTGAAATCAGGGATGACCGACGTCAGATCCTGCCTGTTCAAGGTGTCGGCAATCTTATTGCACAAGCCTTGATAGTTGGCGGCGAAGGTCGGGTCGGCGAAGGTCGTCAAAGCGAAATGTCCCGCGTGAGAAAGGGCCGGCCTTCATTCATCAGCCACTGGAACAGGCGCTTTTTGTCCTGCCAGATGCCCTTTTTCACCAGGTCGGCTTGAATGAGCATCGGAATGCTGGCGATCTTGACGTCGTCGCCGAGCTTTTCGTGCTTGGAAAAGTTCATGCGGCTTTCGTGCGCAGCCTTCAGAATGTGGTCGACATTCTGCGTGCTCTCGAGATGAATGCCGCCGTCCTGCTCGATGACGAGGCGCTGCTTGACGCCGTTCACCGGGTCGTAGTCGAAGTTGTCGACCTCGAGCTTTCTGTAATTTTCGGACATTGGTCAGCCCATAAAAAAAGGCCCGCGTGAGCGAGCCTTTTGGTTGCGGTGTTCTGAAGCAGCCTATTTTTGCGCTGCTCGTTTATGCTTGCAGATACAAGGAATGCTGACGCCGTAATCGTTGGCGATTTCCTTGTAGCGCCTCTGGTCCGCGATAATCTGCTGTATCTGCTCTTTTGTCAGAGCCGGCGCGCGGCGCCATTTTGGCCCGTTAGCCTTCCGGCGCTGCCACGTTATGGCGGTAGCAGAAACACCATAGTCACTAGCGACTAAATGCGACGCTCTCGGGTCGGAGACAATTCTCGAAATCTGCCTCTGCGACAGTTTTGAGAAATTGCATTTACCCTTTTTGGCGCGGTCGGCCATGTTGTCTTGGTGCGTGCCAAGAAACAAATGCTCATGGTTGATGCAGCCGGTGACATCGCACTTGTGGCAAACGTCTATTGTCGCAGGGAACGGCCCAAAAGCAGCCTCATACGACACACGATGAGCCAGCTTCGTTTTGCCGTCCACGCGAAGACAGCCATATCCCTGTTTATGCGTCCAACCAGCCCATATCCAGCAGCCACTGTTCGGCTCTGGAATGCACTTATCAAACAGTTCGTCTAGGGTCATTTTTACCTCGTCTCCGGCACATTTTTCAGCGCCGGAGACGTTGTCGTCAAGGCGGCCCGTTAGTTATCAACAGGCCATAAGTCCTTGTTAGGTATTGGTAATATTCGCTACGACGGCATGCGCGTAGGGACTATTCATGACCAGGGTAAACTCAGCGAGGAGCTGGCTGCGCTTCGCGTCGCCCGTGCGGGCCAGCTCAGTGCGCTGGAACGGACGGAGATAAGCGACCTTGGCGTAGTCAGGATCGACGAAGTAGGCGAAGTTGCCGTTGCAGAACAGCGACGGGACGATGTCGAGCGAACCGAAGTCCGAGAGATAAACGTCCGCCGACCCAACAATGGTCGCCTGACCATTCTTGACGTCGGTGTTCACGCGCGTCTGCGACAGACCAGCAAAACCCGACACGCGGGTTTTGTTGACCGGCGAGACCATCAGCATCTTGGGCTCGCCGCCCTTCTGATACATATTGCGGATGGCGTCTTTCAGATTGGTTTCGCTGAAAGCCGCCGCGCCGCTCGTCAGCGTCCAGGCCGTCGTCGGAGCGCCCGAGACGGTGGAAGCGCCACCCGAATACGCCGGACCCGTGACGGTGCCGACGACGATGCCGTTGCCGGCCGGCGTCTGCGCAGTCGTCTTGATCCACGCCGGGAAGCCAGCGAGCTTGCGAGCCGTCGAAGCGTCACCGGCGACCGCCGCCTGATTGCTCAGGAGGATGGTCTCCATGTCGCGCTTTAGCTCTTTGCCATGCTTCGCGATAAGGTAGGCTTCGATCGTCTTCATCCCTGCGGCATCGACAGCGCCAGACGTGCCGGAGACGTTGAGCGTCTTCGTCGAGATCTGGGTGTAGTTGCCACAGCGCGAAGGAGCGACAAAAGTGGTGTCCGTCGCGTCAGCGCCTTCGACAGCGGCATTCGCGCCGTTGGCGTCAGCGAGGACGTCAGTCTGCCACTCATGGTAGGTATTGTCGGCAGTCGTGCGGCCGACATTGTTCATAAAAGCCGTCTTCGTCGGGCTGATGTTGTAGATGATGTCTTCGAGATCCTCGCGGATCGACGAAGAATAGTCGTAACGAGTTACAGTCGCCATTGTAGCGGTCCCTTAAAGGAGTGCTCTGATGGCCGCGGCGGCGTCTTCCACCCGGCCAGATTTGGCGAGACGATTGCGCGCAGCCTGCGCGTCGCGATTGACCTTCGTCGGAGCAGAGCTTGGCGGGTTGGGCCTCAACGCCTTCTCAGGCGGCGGCGCCATTGGTTTGAGCTTGCCTTTTTGCAGCTCGCGCCAACGCATGCCGTCCGCGGCAATCGCCACCAGCCGGGCGTCATAGGCCTGGTTGATCTCCTCATCGGAGAAACCGCGGCCTCTGAGATAGTCCCGAACCTTTGGACGATCGCGCTCGTAAGCGTTTTTGTCCTTCCACTCAGGGATGAGATCAGGGAGCTTCTGGGCGTTCTCTGCCACATAGGCTTGGAGTTTACGCTGCTGCTCAACCGTGTTCTGCTCGGACAAACGCGCCTGTTCGGCGGCGGCTGCCTGCAGATCACCCACTGCCTGCTCGTATGCTTCCTTCTGACGAAGATACGCCGAGGGATTGACGTCAATCAGCGCCGGATCGGGCGCAGTCGGCAAAGACGACTGCATCCGCTGAATGAGCGCCGGCAGTAGCTGCGAGTAGACCTCGCGCTCCTGTCGAGCGGCATCCAGTTCCGTCGAGAACTGACGTTTCTCGGCGGCGAACTCTTGCTTGGCTCGCGTGTAATCCTGCTGCCGCTGATAGCCGGCGAGCGCCTCTTGGAGCGTAACCTGCTCTTCCTTGCCGTTGATTTTAACGGTGTAGAGCTGGTCAGATCCTTCGTCGCTTTCAGCTTCATCATCGGTGGCGGGTGGAGGATTGTCGTCTGCGTCGTCTTCCGACGTCGTCTCTGCAGACTGATCCTCGCTGGCGACATCATCAGCCTGCACGGCGTCTGACGTCTCTGCAGCTGCTTCCTCTGCCGGAGCCGCTTGCCGTTTCTCGGGCTTCTTGCCCGACAGCAGCGCTTCGATTTTGGACGCAGCTTCTTCTACGGTGCCGGTGCTTGCGCTTGTCGGCTCCGTCGAAATTAATTCCGACATCTATTTCTCTGGGTTGCTCAGCGAGCAGGCGTGCCTTGGGACCGCGCAATTTTCGCGCGCGTCTCTGCTTGTGCCTTGCTGAGTTTCGCGTCCTCGAGCATGCCGATCAGGCGAGCTCGGAACGTCCTTGCGCCGCGGACGAGCCCGTAGGCCTCTTCGCGTTCCTGCGGCGTCTTGAAACTGCCGTTCGCCCACATCTCGAGCGTGTAGGCGTCGAGTTTTTCCATCGCCAATTTGAAGGCGTCGGAATTGAGAATGCTCTGCGCCTGACGCGCGAGCAGGTCTGGATCGTTTTCCATCAGTGCGCCAACATCGGCTGCGGCTGCTGCATCGGCTGCTGCTGGCCCTGCGGCGCCGGCTGCTGCGGCTGCGGAGCCGCGCCTTGCGGCGCCTGGTTCATGCCGATCTGCGACAGCACCTGCGCGGAGGCCATTTTCTCATTGTCGATGAGCGCCTGTGCGAGCTGCTGAATGTCCTGCCGCGGCTTGCGCGTCATCTCGATGATGGCGGCCCAATCCACCGGTTGGCCGCCCTTGGCGGCGATCTCGGCGGCCTTGAGGATGATGTTGGCTTCCATCTCGTCGCGCTTCAGATCGGCGTCGAGTTGCAATTGCGCGCGGTCGATCGCGAGCTGTTGTAGCTTGGCGTAGGTCTCGGCCTGCGCCTTCGCCATTTCAACTTCTGCAAGAAGTTGATTGGGATCTTTCTGCTGGGCTTTTGCCGCCGCCTGCGCCTGCGCGAGCTGCTGCTCCTGCTCCGGCGTCACCGGCGTAAAGAACGCATCCGGGTTTTTGTAACCGGCCTTGCGGACGATCTGGCTCAGCGTCGACTGATACTGGCTGAGCTTCACCAGCGGGTTGTCGACGCCCATCGTCTGCAGGATCTGCTCCTGCTTCTGGGCGACCGTCGTCAGGAAGGCCATCTGCTGCGCGTCATCGCCGCGGCCCAATGCCACAGAGACAGTGCAGTCCATATTGGCGTCCCAGGTGGTCGGGTCGACTTGGACATATTCGCCGCGCATGCGGACGAGCAGCGGCTTATCCTGGTGCCGGCAAATCATCTTCAGCAGCCCGCCGAAAAGCTGCTTCATGCCGTTTTCCGCGAAGGTGCGGGCAATCAGCTCGATGCGCTCTTGGGCGGCGGAAATCTGCGCATTGACCGCAGCGCGTGTCGTCGACTGCAGCAGTTCGGCGTCGAGGCCCTGGCTCGCCGGCGTGACGCCAGTGCGCTGCGCCTTGATCTCGTCGAGGTAGCCGATGATGCCCATCGCGGGCTGTCCGACAAACGGCGTCGACATATCCTGCACGGCGCCGGGCTGACGCACGCGCACGACCGCGCCGACCTCTTTGTTCAGCACGTCGTCGATATTGGCCTGGCCTTCGACAACCACCGTCCGCGGGAAAATCGACTGCGCCAGGCTGTCGAGCGTCGCGCGCATGACATGCGACTTGATGCGCTGCAGATCCATCGTGACGTCGGCAACCGAGTGGCCGAAGATCGCATGCGGCTCCGGGTCAGGGCAGAACACCGCAAACGGCACATGGTCGACGATCTCATCCTTGAGGACGAAGCAGTCGCGGCCAATGCATTCGATGCAGCGCAGTTCGGCGATGCCGTCGCCGTCCTTGTCGACCCTCATGAAAATCTTCATGTATTTGACGCGACGCAGCGTCGGGTCGTCATTGTCGGTCGGGAAATACATGCCTCTGTTGCGCTCAAATTCCTCCATTTGAGCGATCCAGAGATTGTCCTCGCCGGGCGAGCCGTGCTCGAGAACGTCCTCCTCGTTGAAGCCCATCTCGATGAGCTCGGAGACGGTCACAAGGTCGCGATAGCCGACGAGGTCGAAAAACTTGTCGGTGTCTCTGGCCCGGCGGTCGCAGATGAAGCATTCGGGCGGCAGGGCGCGGACGCGGTATTTGCGCTCCTGATCAACCAGACGCACGCAGACCGAGAACGTCGGCGGCTGCATCGGGTCGAGCGCCGGCTCCGGGTTGGCGTAGACGAGCTGAGCATTCGGGTTCTGCTGCATCATCAGCAGCAGCTCTTCCCGAAGCAGGCCGGAGAAATGCCGCTCAATGACGCGGTCTTCGCTCTCAGCCCACCAGGTAATGACGCCGACCTTTTTGAGAAGCGCGTCCTTGAAGGCGGAATAGAGCGTCTGGAAGCCAGGGTTCATCTCGTTGAAGATGAAGTTCACGGCGTCAGACGCCTGATCGGCGAGCTTCACGTCGTCCGCGGTGCGCGGCATATACTCAACAATCCGCTGGCCGCTGGTGAAGATCCGCATCAGGCTCGGCAGGATGCTCTGGATCGTGTCGCGGACCTCGGTCAGCACAACCTGCGACCGGCCGCTCTCCTCGTCGCCAAACGGCGCGCCGCGGTAATACTCGGCCGCCTGGACGCGCACCGGCGTGATCAGCGTGTCGATGTAGGTCTCAGCCGCCTGGACGGCGATCGCCACGCGGTTCTGGAACTCGGTCTCGTCGAGCGGATTGAGCTTCTGGCGCATATCCGCATTGCCGGGACCATAGGAGTTGCTGTCCTCGTCCTCGTCCGCGTCGTCCTCGACGCCAGCATCTTCGGCGGCGTCTTCGTCCACCGGTGATGCTTCAAGATAAGCGGACTGTCCCGCATCCATCGGAGATGGAGACGGGCGCCGACGTCTGCGACGGGCCATTCAGATTTTTCCTAGCAAATAGCGACGCGGCGGGACAAAGGCTTGCCGGGCACCCAGCGCGGAGCCCGGCCGCCAACCATCGCGGCGGATGATGCGAATGTGAGACACAAGGCGTCGGCAAGATCCGGCGACCGCATGCCGCGGCGCTTCATCTCAGACTTGCCTTCGACCTTCACCTTGCCATTACTCGTAAACGAGTAAGTGGGACCGATCAGCTCCTGCCGCAGATCATCGTCCTTCGGCAGCTTCACGGCGCGGGTCTCGAGCCAGGTTTTGGCGGCGAGCCAGAGTTCGTCGCGCAGCCTTGCTGCGGATTGGTTCATCGCCACGCTCTCCGAGACGTTCACGTCGCGGACGTTGTAGCCTTGTTCACGCAGCCGATCGGCGACGCCGGCGCCAAGGCCGATCGTGTCGACCAGGATTTCCGCCGGATTGTCCATTTTGGCTTCATTGATGATGCGGCCAACGGTGCCCATCAGGTCTTCGCCAGACCAGTGCTTCCAGCCGAGCACCACATTGCCCTGGCGCTTGCAGATTACCGTGCGGTCATCGCCAAAGCGTGCGACGTCGATGCCGTAGACAACCGGCTCAGCGGGATCGCCGACAATGTCGCGCACCATCGCGGCGTCGACTAATTCAGCAGGTATAAGGCTGTCATCATCACGGAGGGCGAACTCGCCAAGAACGCGAACACGATATGCATTCGACGCCTCGCCATATGTCGCAGAGATCTGCCGAACGAAGTCCGTCGAGACGAGCGGGTTGTCGACGCAGGAGACATGCAGCGTCTTCCATTCGGACGAAAGCTGATGATGCGTGCGGAAGAACAGGCCCGAATTGCGCGTCGGGTTGGAAATCAGAATGGTCGTCGCCGTGTGGCCCGACATCGAACCGGCTGCGCTCTCAAAGACAGGCTCCGGGATAGCAGAAGCCTCGTCGCAGATAAGCAGAACGTGCTCGCTATGCACGCCAGCAAGAGCTTCTGGTCGTTCGGCACTGGACGTCCTCGCGCTGATAAAGCTGCTCTCCGGCGCGCCCTTGAAGGCGATCCGGTCGGTGTAGACGTCGAGCGTCGCGCGCAGGGCGTCAGGCAGGCGGTTCGTCCAGTGTTTTAGCTCGGCGAACAGAGCGTCGAAGAGCTGGCCGGCAGTTGGCGCCGTACAGATTGCCTTCTGCGGGAAGCGCGTCAGCATGTGCCAGAGCAGGCACCAAGAGACGCAGGTCGATTTGCCAACGCCGTGGCCGGCGCGCACCGAGATGCGCCTTTCGCCGGCAGCCACCGAACGCAGCAGCTCCTTCTGCCAGGGCAGCGGCGTCGCCTTCAGCACCTCTTCGACAAAGGCAACCGGATCGTCCCGGTAGGCCTCGACGAACTGCTCAAAGGCTTGGCGAAAGTCGCTCATTTATGGTATTCTGACCGTTCTGGAGACAGCCATGAAAAAGAAGCAAATCATCGTGCGGATCACTCAGAAGATCCTCGACGAACGCAGCCGTTTCACCAGTGGAACGCCAGCAGCCGATGCACTCGACGCCGTGCTGGCGGTCGTGTCAGAGATCGGCGCGGCTGAAAAATTGACCTACATCGACGAGCTTGAGCCCGGCTCACATGACCGGGACGCCCTGTTCATCGCGCAGGCCCGTGCCGCCCGACAGCAGGCCCAAGGGTGAGCCGCCAAGCGTAAAGTGAGCCATGCTGGACGGGTTCTGGACCTGCTTCGGAACCATTGGCGCCGTGCCGTAGCCCGACAGCATGTGCTGCTGATAGGCCTCCATGAGCTGGTTGTGGCTCATGCGTGGCAGCCTCTCGAGGCCTGGAAACATGACCTCATGTGGCTCAATGCGGTTCCTGATGCGGTCCCAGAGCATCCATTGGTTGGCGAATAGGCCCTGATTGTTCTCGCGGGCGAGGCGGTCGTTTTCCTCCAGCGCGCGAAGATACGGGTCTGAGACCTTCGTGACCTCGGTCGGCTCGCGGACCCAATCCATGTTCTGCATGCTCTCAGGGACATTCGGGTTGATGTCGCCCTTGGCAGTCCGATATTTCGCCGAGCCATGCTTGTTGACGTGGTTCATAACCTGCTCGACATAGGCGCCGCGGCCGCCTGGAGCCTCAAGAACAGTCGCAAAGTCCTTGATCTGCTCTTTCTTGGGCTTTCCGGCATTGAAAAAGTCGACGACGCTCTTTTCGAATGTCTGCCGCTCTTTCGGATTGGTGAACAGGCTGTCATTGAGCTTTGTCGCCATGTGGCGGTCGATCGCGGAAATCGCGGCGTCGGCCGGGTTCTGCCAGACGGTCGAAAACGACCCGGTCTTGGCTGAAAGGCCCGGCACCTGTGAGGCAATGCGCGAGACGAAATTGAGCCAGTTCTCGGCCTTGTCCTTGCCGCCCTCGGCGTCGCCTCGAAACCCGAAGAAATCAGGGCGCTCGTCCATCATTTTCGCGAAATCAGAGACGCGCGTGTAGTCGACCGAGCCCGACGCGCCGAGACCGCCCTTTTCGCCCGCCTGCAGACCGTAGTTACCGGCGATCTCCTTCGACATGACGTCGCGCACGGGACGCTGGGCGTTGCTCGGTGGCCGGGTGTCCAAATCCCACGGCGTCATGTTGGCGAGGCGCGAGATTGAGTTGTCGCCTTCCTTCGCCATCATCGACGCAACGCCGAATTGGTTCGCCGTCAGCGGGTTGTTGGGAGACAGGAGGCCCATCAGATACTGGTTGAACATCCGCTCTTTGCCGACCGGGCCTTCTGGCGACATCGTCGTCATCATGCGGTTGTGAAGCTGCCGATGAACGTCAGGGTGCAGATCGTTCGGGTTGATGCCCTGCGCCTTCAAATGCAGGAGATCGTAATAGGTGAACGGGCTAGCCGTGTCCTCGATGCCGCCAGGCACAGTGAACGTCTTGCCGTTGGTCATTTGATACGGCTTGAGGCTCGCTTCAAATTCAGCATTCGAGGCTGGCCCGAGATTATCAACGCCATGCTCCCGACCAAACGCGCCCAATCTTCCGGCGTGAAATCCTTCGGAGCCTTGCCGTTGAAAACCAAGTCCTGCTCAGGGCCATAAGCCGATCGACCCAAGAGGCCTTTGGTGCGCTCCTGAGAAGCCGCCGCGGCGTCCAGCAGATGCTGCGGAACAGCAGGTGCTGCCGGTCTGCTAGGGCCAGCACGAAGCGCGCCGGCCGGGCTTTCAAACGGCACGACGCCGCCGGCCATCAGGCCAGCGAGATCCTGCGTGCGAGCGAAGCCCTCTTCGCTCATCGGGTCGACCTTGCCGGCCGTCACATCGCCTGGGAGTGTCGCGCCACGCAGCACCGATCCGAGGAGACCGGCACTCGGGTCAAAATGGACGCCGGCATCATCCTCGCTCAAAGGCAGCACACCGAAAGGCGCATAGGTGCGCGCCTTACGCGGCTCCGGCTGATCAAGCAGCCCGCGGATAAATGCAGATCGGTCCATTAGACTGCCTTAAACTTGGCTGCAGTTATTGGGAGACTGTATTTTTATTTTTCAGAGCGGCACGCCGCTGGCGCATGTAGTCGCGCATGTAGGCGTTGCGGTCAGTCGGCTGTTGCTCGGCTTTCAGAGCGGCGATCTCGGCACGTAGCTCGGCGATCTGCTGTTCCAGCGCGGCCACGCGGAAGGGAATGGGATCGAGGGCGGTCATCAGATCAAGCCTGCTGCCTTGCGGCGGTAGTAGGTGCGTCGCGACAAACCCATCTCGACCCACGGCTCATCCTTGAGCTTGGCTGAGATATTGTTGGTGGCTGTTTTTATTTTTTCAGCGGGCGTGGCACTCGCGGTGGCACTGGATGGCACCGTGGCACTGGCAGTGAGTGCCAATTCAAGTTCAGCAACACGCGCCTTCAGAGTAGCGATCTCACGCAGCAGCGCAGGACGATCGTCGTCACGGCGGGTCGGGATGCCGCGTGTGCTGGCCTGATCAAGGCCGAGGCGTGAGGCAAAGTGCATATTTTTCTGCGGGATGTTTCTAGGCAGAGAGGGCCGTCTGCGACAAAGCCGGGCGCCGGTGGTCACGGGCGGCGGGGGCCTCGCGGCCCGCGCCGTCCCTGGCCCGCCGATCCGTGCATCAGGCGTGCAGCGCCGGCCTAACCCTTTGATCTATCAGGGCTGTCTACTCCCTCGGCAAGGGAATGCTCCGGCGTGACGTCGATGACCTGAGCCTCGAGCTGCTTGCGCTGCTTCTGACGCTGCGCCAGATCCTGCAGCACGCGAGCCGCTGTCTCGCTGATCGTGTGCTCGACCTCAACCCGTTGATTTTCACCATACATGCGCGGCAGCAGCTTGCCGGCGATCCACTTCCTAGCGTCGATCTGCAGGCGCCCCTTGGCCGGGTCTTCGCAGGTGTCAGCGATCTCTATGATCTGGTCGGCGAACGTCTCGGCGCGGCGTTCCCGAGCGCGCGCGTATTGCTCGCGGAAGGCCTCGTTCTCAACCTGCCATCTGCAGATTGTCGCCTCATGCGGCAGTCCGAAGCGCTTGAGGTTCGTTGCATATCCGCCTGTGGCGATGTGCTCACAGATCCTGTCGGCGATCTCTTGTGAGTAGGTTGATGGTCTACCGATCTTGGTAGGCGATGAGGTGAGGCGCCCGGAATTTTGAGCCTTCGTCTTGCGGCTCTTTGCCGGCTTGGCGCTGTCGTTCATGTCAGTGGCTGCGCTCATTGCTCTCTCGGCTTGATGAGGCATTCGGTGATGTGGTCAGGCGCCGAAATAGACGACCGGCTCAACCTTGCGGCTCGCGAGCCACGCGCCGTCGTCGTAGATCCGCTCTCGGCACCAGGCGTGAAGCCCGGCGATCCAGATCGTCTGGTCCTCGGTGCCGAACCGCGCGAACAGGGCTTCGAACCGATCCATTGGCGCCTCAAAAGAAAACCGCCCGGCGCGTGGTCTCGCCGAGCGGCTTGGTGCAAACAACCCACTGGAGACAGGATGCGCCGGTAAATTGTCTGCGCGTCGTGCCTAATTTGCAACCGGCAATTAACGGTAGCCAAAGCCGCCGGTGTGCATCGACTGACCCTGATACGCGCCGGTGCCGCTGTAGTACTGAGTTGACATGCCGGTGTCGACGCTCTGGCCCTCGTACGTCCCGCCCGGCCCGTAATACTGGCGCGTATTGCCCATCTGCATGCTCTGGCCCTGATAGGAGCCGTCCGAACCGTAATACTGCGTCATCTGCGCAGAGGCCGGAACCGCTGGCGCTGTTAACAGAACTGCTAAAGCAATGATCTTCTTCATAGTTTTTCTCCAGTTTGCGTGGCATTCAACGCTGCAACTGCAAATTTAACGCAGCGCTCAATGTTCTTTTTGGCTTTCTCTGACCGGGCGCTTTCACCATACGGCCCAATGTAAATTACGTCGCCAAAATCCTCTGTTTTGTATTCCCACGGCAGTTTAACCATCTTGCTGCGCTCGCCAGGCGCCATCCGAACCACCCGTGTCGGGTCAATTTCGTAAATTGCCTTGGCGACGGCTTCAACCGTGGCCGCATCAAACCCATCAGCGTGACGCTTCAACGCCCACTCTATTTGCCAGCGCGCCATTTCGGCCTCCTGCCAACCGCCTCCATGCCCAAATGCTGGATGAGCGCCTCGAGCGACGTCACCAGCACACCAAGGACCCAACCATTTCCCTGCATGCCGCCCGGCGCGCCGGCGCCGCGAAACAGCTTCGCCGTCTCCTGTATGCCGCGCCCTTCGCCGCAAACGTGCGTCAGGATCGCGTAGCCCGTTTGCCCGCACCCAGAGTAGCGCGCGACCTCGACAAGCCACTGTGTGGCCCGCTGCTGCGCCTCGGTAAGCGTCTCTGCCGGCAAGCCGCCGTCAACCCGTTCTTTCGTGTAATCGATCGCCTTCTGCCCGCCGAGCACCGAGCGCTCGTAATGCGCGCGGAAGGCCTCTGCCGCGATCCGCTGGCTGTCCGAGATCTGCCCGGCGTGATGCATGCGGCTGATCGGATGCTCGCGGATGTTCACCAGCACCTCGGCCTTGGCGCCGCGCTCATAGGGATCGTCGACAACGCCCTTGGCCAGCTCGACATGCGTGCTGGTGGCGAGCGTGATCTGCGCCTTGCGTCGTCTGCCGGCTCGGCTCATGCGGCCCTCTTTTTGCGCTTCGGCACCTTGCGGCCCATGCGTTTCTGCTGCTGATGCCACTTGAAGGCTTCAAAATGCTGCCACGACTTGAAGCCACGCGGCGGCGCGCGGTCGGTGTGCTCGTCTTCCAGGCCCATGAGCCACGCTAGGTCCGACTGTGAGATCTCACCGTCGCGCAGCATCTGCTCGGCCCTAAGCAATTCAGCTTCTTGCATGGGCTGATCGGGCGCAGTGTGAGATCTCACGCTGCTTCCTTCGCCTTCGGCTTCTCGGTCTGGCGCTCAATCTCGCGCAGCGTCTTGTCGAGATCCTTCGCCGCCAGCCGGATGCACTCGAAATGCGCCCGCGCCGCCGACTCGTTGCCGGTGGACGCGGCGTCGCCAAGCATGCGCGCATGGGCCTCGATGACCTCAGAGCATTCGATGATGTAGTCGAAGCGGAGAAAGTCGGTGATCATCTGTAGGCCTTCGTCGTGAGCTGGCGCTGCGTCGGGCGCCACGCGACTGCGCGATGTTCCGCGCAGTATGGGCCGAGGCCTTCGCGCTGAGCGCAGCAGAACAGCGTGTCGCCGCGCTCGCCGGAGACAGGCCAGCGGCAATGGTGCGGCTGCAGGCCCATCAGGGTGCGCGGGATGCCGAACGGCGTCGTCGCGGCCTCCGGCTGCTCGTAACGAGCCTGCGGACGGTTATCCTGGGCCGATGCGGCCTCAACGGGCTCTGGCGCCGGCTTCGGCGGAAACAGCTTCACAACCGCCTTGGCGACGTCCTTCTTCACCTTGCGGACGCTGATGGGCTTGGTGTCGCGGGTGTGAATGGACAGCCTATGCGCCCGGCCGATGCAGCTATTTTTGTTCCGGCCCATGAGCTTGCCGATGGCGGCGTAAGACAGGTTTTCAGCAATCAGCTCGCGCAGGCGCGCGTCGTCAGCCTCCGACCAGGCGTTCCAGTTGCGGTGCGTTTGGGCCGGCTCGGTCATCAGGCCTGCTCCACACAGGTGGCGGCGGCGCTGCCGAGATAGCTCGACGTCGGCGTCGTGGCGTATTTCACACCCTTGCCTTCGGCGCTGATGACGTATTCGGTGCGGGTTGGGCTGTGGCCAGCGCGCTTGAGGTCGACCAGGTGCATGATGTTGGCGTTCTTCAGCCGAACCTTTTCAGCCGCAGGGTCTTCGCCAGCAAACGGGTGCTTCGACTTCGGCTGATGATTGCGCTTCTGCGCCACCCACTTGGCGGCAATCATCTCATTCCACAGCGCTTCAACCTCGTCGGCCGTTATCTCTTCGGCAAACCAGTCGGACAGATTGGCGGCGCATGTCGCGAAATCGCGCCCGTGCCGGCGCTGGTTGAACAGGAAATTGCGGACAGTCTCATTCACTATCATCGGGCGTCTCCAGCGGCTTCAGTGTCAGGGTGGTGTCCTTCGACCAGCCGACGATAATCTCGAGCCGGCGCAGGTATTTCGGGCTGTCGTCCACAATCACGCCTGCATGGCGCAGCGTGTCCAAAAATGCTTTGGCGGTGTTATCCAAGTCGATGCGCGTGCTCTTCGGCAGCTTAATTTGCAGGCCAAAGCAGCCGGTGATGGGCTGCCATTTCTGCGTGGCGATGACGCCAAGCGTGCGGGACTGCCAGTCGCGATAGGCCTTCGATTTGATGGTGGCCAAGCTCTTGCCGCGCGAGAAGCTGCGATACATGGCATTCGTTGAAAACGCCGGGCCAACGCGCAGAACAACGGCATTCGAGACTTTAGCCGGCGCGGCAGTCTTCGGCGGCTCAACTGCAGCAGCGGCTCTCTGGGCGAAGGTGCGGGCGTCGGTCATGCGGATTTCTCCGCTGAAACGTCCATTAGAAACGTCGGCGTCGGCGCTATGCGTTGGGTGAGCTTATCAGCCGGCCACAATGAAAACGGTGTGCCGCTGCCGTTACCGGAATAATGGCCAGGTTTTTTCCCTGGATGGCTATTCAGCACCGACGCCTTTTCGCCACGGCCATCCGAAAAAATGAACCATACGTCGGTTTCAAACTCTTTCTCAAATTTGCTGGCGGCTTCTAAACTCTTGTTCTCAACGCTGTGGTTTCCGTATTTCTTCCAGCCATCGCCAGACTTCGCTTCGACAAGAAAGCATCTGTCGTCAATGCCAACGCAGATGATGTCTGGGAGCCACCTGATTAATGTTTCTGCGCCGGATTTTGTTCTGACCCGGCGCAGATACTCCCTGAGCTGATGGCTGAACAAAGCCTGCCCAAATGGCTCAGCGTGTTTTATTCGGCTCCCATAAAGCTCGCGCAACTTCGCAAGCACCCATTTTTCATGGTGCTCGGCAAGCGCTATGCGATATGCGAACCCTTCGCTCATATCGAAACCACAACCAAGTCGCGGTAGAGTTTCAGCAGCCGCTTGTTTTCGCGCGCCCATGTCACCTGCTGGCCGGTAGCCTGCTGTGTCGAATACGGGACAATGATGCGACGCTCGGTGCGCCAGCCGGCGGCGTGGAACGAGCCAGCCATCTCAAAAGCGTGGTCTTCGACGCTGCCGTCTTCGTTTTGGGTCGGGCTGATGATGAATGCGGCCCGCTTGGCGTGGCCGGAAATCGCTTCTACGACGCGGTCCCACGCAGCGTAAAAATCGCTTAGCGACATGTTGCCAAGGCATTCGGCGGCGTCTTCGTCATAGCGCCCCTTGGCCTGCTGCCAGTAAGGCGGGTCAAGAATGACAAGGTCGACTTTTTTCGGTGCGTCGCTCGGCCAGCCGGTCGTAATGTCGTGAATGTGGATAGGCTGTGTCGGATCCCATGCATTGCCGCGCCTGTCGCTTGACCAGACACGACGGCCCATAGCCTTGGCGACCTTAATCGTCGTGCCAGAACCGCCAAACGGGTCGAAGACGATTTCGCCTGGGGCGGTGTAAAGCCAGAGAAGGTTCTCAACGATGGCAGGTGGCATCTTGCCGAAATATTTGCCGTCGCCGCCGTCCGTGCCGATGTTCCAGACGTCGAAGTGCTGGACGCGGCCCCAAGGGGTGTCTTTGTCGGAGCCGGGGGGCAGGCGAAATTTTTCCGTTTCCGGAATTTTTTCGGTCCATCCTGCGATCGTCCGATCTGTCACATCAACAGCTTCGGCAATTTCAGCGTCAGTGTAGCAGTCCAGCCACATATCAATGGCCTTGTCCTGCTTGGCGCGCTTCTCTTCCTTGCGAGCGTCCTTGGTCGCGTCGTAAACCGCCTGCTTGCCCATCGACAGGCGGCGCATGATTTCGGCAAGGCGCTCGCCTTCTTCGATATGCGCCATATCCGCCCAGAACCGCGCCGCGACGTTCTTCTTTTCAGAACGGCTGAGCTGGCGCCCGTGGCTCGCGTTCAGCCGAACAGCTTCCGAGAAAATCTCAGCGTCGGAAATGTCGCCAAGGTCGACAGCCTTGATTGTCTCGCGCTTTTCGCGGATATGCGCTTGCCAACGGTGCATCCCGTCAACCAAAATGCCACCACGTGCGACAACAATCGGCGGCAAATCTTCAATCGCGTCGCGATATTGCTCGACCAAGCTGTCAATCATCTTCGTCTCAAGGCGCGGATAAAGCTCCATCACCAGACGAACATCGGAAACCGGGATTTCAACCGTCTGCATAGCGGCTCACTAATTGGGAGAAAAAACCCCGGCCCGTAGGCCGAGGAGTTCCAGGGAGGCCGGGTTACGCACCCGGTGGGCGATAGGTTTCGAGCGCGATGCGTTCTGCTTCGTCGCGCTCAAATCCGAGTGCCATCAGGCATTCGATGCGGCGCTCAATGATCTCGGCGGGCGAATACAGATGCATGGAACTGCTCCGGCCAGTTTTTGCAGAGGTATTCGACCGCGTCGGACATGCGCCGCACGGTGATTGTCGCACCGCCGCGAATTGCGGCGATGCGCTTGCCGTCGTTAAATAAGCGGGTGCTCAACGTGGCTTCTGAAAGGCCCGTCGATGACGACATTGCCTCGACTAGGCGCAAGAAATCGCCTTCGTCGAAAATCTTCGGGCCAGACGAAGTGAGCTTGTCGTGCAGTTCAGCAACCTCAATTGCCAACTGCGCAGCCCTGCGGGCCAAGTCCTTCAGTTTGTCTGTTGTGTCGTTGTCAGCGCTCATTGCTGCACCTCAGACGGCTCTTGGAAGAAGTCGTTGAGCGAGAGCCGCTTGCCGCGCGCCTTGGCGGCGGCAATCAGCGGCTTGATGTGGCGCGCCGGGATGCGCCCGCCGGTGCCGCCGCGGTCCCTCGGGTAGGACCAGCGATAGACGCCACTGAGCTCGAGGCCGAGAAGCTCGGCGACCGTTTTTTCGCCACCGAGCTTTGCGATTATCTTGTGTGCAGGGTTTAGTGCCATGCCCTCAATATGCTTGAGGTTTTCGCAATCGTCAAGGCGCTGAAGCGGCGCGGCGTGAAAAAATCTTGCGGAAAACGAAATATACGGTGCGGTTAATAAAGCGTAAAAGCCAGTTGTGTATCAAACAGTGACGGCTCAGCATGGACATTCAGTGGATTTTAGACGGGCTTGAAAAGCCTGGAAAAACTAGAGCTGGTCTGGCGAAGGCGCTTGGAAGACACCCAGCAGTTGTAACCAATTTTTTGAGTGGAAAACGTGAAATTAAAGCGCGAGAAATTGCGATAATTGCGCGATACCTGGATGTTGACGCTCCGGCAACGGTTAAGTCAAGTAGATCAGATGGGCAAAAAATCACCACTGCATCAATTATTGGAGATGTGGCGGCAGGCGTATGGGCGGAACCAGGCGTGCATTTCGAGCCAATTCCCTCGACCATCGTTGTTGATGCAAGATGGCCTGAGAAGTCAGTTTACTTGCTTCGCGTTAGAGGCACTTCAATCAACCGGCATGCGAAGGACGGCGATTTGGTGCTGTGCCTCGACGTCCACGCCGCGCCGCGCGATTTCCAGCATGGCGATTGGGTCGTGGCGGAACGCCGAGACGCGGATGGAAGGATTGAGACGACCGTGAAAAAGGTCGTGGGCAACCGGCATACAGGCTTTGTTTTGGAGCCAGACAGCGACGATCCGGCGTTTCAGACGGCGATCAAGCTAGGCGGCGACGGCAGCGTAGAAGTCAAGGCTTTCGTGCTGGAGTTCGTCAAGCCGGCGACGACGTTCTGAGCTGCCTCGCGCCCGGCAACGGCCGCTGACATCTTAGCAGTTTCTACCGCCCGAATGCCCTGCAGCCGGCTTGGCAATCAAGCCGGTTGGCGGCGGCCTGGGCAGTTGGTGGGCCGGTGGTGACGGCACACTTCGACCTAGCGAGGCCGAAGGTGCCGCCTAAGTCTGGGCAGTCGGAGCCGCCGGAGGCTTAGACACACTGGCGTTGCTGTTCCCATTTCTGGGCGGGCAGGGTTAGCCGGTTGCCCGATACCAGCAGCTTCATCCAACGGTAGGCCTTCAGCGCCACGCCAGCGACATCTGTCGGCCCTGCTCCATTCAGAGCATCCTGCGGGCCTTACCCGCTTCGACTGTTTGCCTCCACGCCCGGTCATGTTCCCGGTGATCGTCTCGTAAGGAGAACGGCTCAGTTGAGAACCTTGATACTAAAAAATTGAGCTAGACGCAATATCTCCCTCCGTCATGGCTTGACAGATTGCGAAAACCTCAATTATTGTCCCTGGCACTGGAGCACAGGGAGTAACGAGTATGGCCCGTTTCATTCGATTTCAGCGTGAAGCCGAGACCGCCGACGAGGTGCGCGATCTCATCCGTCTTACCGAGGATCAGATGGAAGCCGTCAAGCTGACGTCGCGCTCGGAGGAGGATCTGACCTACCGCCTCGCCGCGCTGGCGAAGGATCTCGACTATCTGCGCGACAAGCTCGCGACCTTCGGAGGCGACGATGAGTGACATCCGCCGCATCATCAAAAACCTAGAGAAGATTGAGGAAGAGCGCGACCAGCTCGCGATGGCTTTGGCTCGGATGATTTTTGCAAACGAGGACCAACTGCCGGCTGCACGCAAAGCAGCGCAAAATCTCATCCTGTCCAATTCGGCGCTCGTTAGCGCTGCGTTGAGAGAAAAGTGCGGAGGCGACAATGACTGACGCTCAGCTCGCCGCGTTGTTCTGCGCCGCGCCGTTTCTTCTGCTCACCGCGTGCTGGCTCGTCGGTCTGACGGTGCTCGCGATCATTGGAGACGAGTGATGATGGTCCGGTCCTACACCGTCGAAACCGGCGACCGCTATTTCCTGCGCATGACGCAGCGTTGCCGCAAATATCACGGCGAAGCCTGCATCTGGTTCCGTCCGGAAGACAGCATGGAGACGCCGTATCGCGCCTCCGTGGCGCTGTTCAAGCAGATCCAGCCGCGTGTCTCCGACACCGTCAAATACATCGACAACCATTTCAGCAATTGGCGCGACGCCGAGGCGTGGTCGATCGCCGAATATCAGCGCCTCCGCGATCAGGAGAAAAGCAAGTGAAAAACAATTCCATCCCGCTTTACGAGATTGAGGGCGGTCCCGTCCTCAAGGTGGAGGAGGCCAACGCCACCGGGCGCGTGCGGCTTGTTCTGCATGACACGGCCAGCCGCAATTTCTACGGCCACGACATCATCTTTTCTTGCCCGCTGGAGCAGGCCGACGACTTGGCTCGCGCCGTCGTCGCCTTCAATCGCGAGATGCGGTTTGCGAAGGTGACGGGCTGATGGCGCACGACGCTGAGTGGCACGCCGCGCGCAAGCTCGGCATCGGTGGCTCTGACGCCACCATCATCATGGGCGGCGACGAAGAGAAAATCCTGCGCCTGTGGCGCGAGAAGCGCGGCGAGATTGAGCCCGAAAAACTCGACGACGTCCTGCCCGTGCAGATGGGCGTCTGGACCGAGCCGTTCAACGCGGCGTGGTTTGAGCGGACTACCGGCAAGCGGGTGATTTCGCGCGGCGATACGCGCGTCAGTGATGAGCATCCGTGGATGCGCTGCAATCTGGATGGAGAGGTGGTCGATGAATAAGCCGCCAATCTTTGAGGCAAAGCACGTTTCGGCGTTTGCCAAGGAGGACGAGGTCGTCCGCAAGTATTTTTGGCAGCTGCAGCACTGCATGAAAGTGACGGGCGCGACGAAGGCCTATCTCAGCGTGTTCTTTGGCACGCTGAAGCACGTCGTGTTTGAGGTCGAGGCGTGTCCGCTCTCGCAGGCGCAGCTTGTCGCAAATGAGCGCGCGTTTTGGGCCTGCGTTGAAACTGGCGAGCCGCCGGTCGCCATCAATGTGCCGGCGCCC